TATGTTAATTTAATTTTTTAGTTTGTTTAGACAAGTAGGACACCAAGTAATCTCAGTGTCCTAATTATACGTCTAAGTTGTTTGATTAGAACGGCATATCATCATCCTCTTCATCTCCCGCTTGTGGGTCAATCGGAGCCGATGGTTTAGAACCACCAAATGATACTTCAGACTCATCAGAGTTACCATAATCATAACCACCTTTATCAGAGTTCCATTTTGGAGTTTCACCTCTTGCAATAGCTTCTAAGTATTCAACCGGTTTTTTAGAGTAAACATCTTCCCAAGTCAACTCATCGTTAATCCAACTTTCAGCTGTTGTTTTATTCTCGTGAATAGGACCAGCATCGTCATACATAACTGTTTGAATTACTGTATAGTAAGCCCCTTTTGGAGTTTTAGCTTTAGTTAATTCAAGGATAAGGTCTCTACCTTTTTCAGGGTCAGCAATATCTCCTTTGTTTCTGTAGATAGGAATGATTTTGTCATAGATACCTTCATTTTTGTAGTTAGATTTGAATCTCCAAAATTTAACACCATCTTCTTCGTTATCTCTATCAATAACTTTAACAATGTAAAATTTACGTGCCAAGTAATTTGAAGCTAATTTTTTATCTTCTTCTTTACCTGTTGAACGTAATTCTTCGTAAACCTCAGTTAAAGGTGAACGTTCATTGTCATTTTTTCCCGGGTCATAAAATTTTTGGAATTTTCCATCAACTTGAATCTCGTGGTACCAAACTTCTTTAAATGGTGAAGAACCATCTGTAGTTGGTAAGATTCTTAATCTTCTTTGGCCTTGAGTTTCCTTATCTGAAAGGATTGCCGCGAAGTATTTTTTCATTCTTTCTTCTTGTGTGAATTTTGAGGTAGAAGAAGTACTACCTTGTTTTGCTTTCTCGTATTGAGCCAAAACTGCGTCTAATGAATTTGTCGCCATAGTGTTTAAAATATTTAAAGGTTTATAAAAGTATAAGTGTCAGCCGTGTGTTTGTCAAATTGTTTTGTAAAAAAAAGGGCCCGAAGACCCTTTTAATTTACGATATTTTTTGGAATCCTCCTTTTGACGGGATTGAGTCTTCAAAATTTCTAAATGTTTTTTTAATCTCGTTTGGTGAAAAATCTTCCACTTCGTCTTGAGTTAAAATATACTCATTTTTTCCGGACTTTTCCATATCTTCTTCTTTGTCTTCAAAGAAATCTGATAATTTTTGATTAAATGGTCCTGAATCTAAACTTCTTAGTTCTAATTTTTCTTGAGGTGTTTTATCTCTATATCTCTCGACTTTAGCTTCAATATCATTTAATTTAGTCATAAGACCGTCCATCTCACCTAATTTAGATTCTAAATCAGTTAAGTGTTGAAATAAGTTATTAAAATATTCTTCTTGTTTTTCTTCAACTTTTTTCTGAGACGTTACTAAATCAGTAACATCAATTTCTTCTGTTCCACCTTTTTGTTCGGGTGGTTTTCCATCATTACCTACTTTCTCTACATCCGGGTCATTATCAACGTCAACAGGTTGAGGTCCTTCAGGAGCTGCAGGTGCCGGTGGTATCACATTAGGGTCAGCAGGAGGAAGAGCCGCGTTTGGGTCTGCCGGTGGTAGAGCGTTTGGGTCTTCTGCTGGCGGTGGAGGTAATGTTGCGTCTTGTTCAACAATATATTGATTGATAGAATTATATCTAGCAATTTCTTCAACGATTCTATTATCTATTTTTCTCATTTTATCCGTTTAATAATTGTTTTACACCTGTTAATGTTTCAACTTGGATTTTTTTATTTGTATTCATTGTGTTATCCACGCGTTCTATTAAACCATCTTTCATTCTGATAGTATAACAATCTCCCGTATCTAAATCACATACTTGTTTAGAACCATTACCCAAATCTTTCTCTGAGCTTCTTGTGGTTTTACCTAAATAATTGTCTAATATTAATTTTGTGTTCATAATCTTTTATATATAAATATCTGTTTATTTGTAAATGTTACTGAGTAAATGGTGGACTAACTAATTCAAACATTTGATAACTATTAGGTTTAAATGGATAATACTCCAGTTTCATAACATATGTTCCCGGTAATTTACCATTTACTGTACAAGTTAAAGGTCCTGAACCTCCATCACAACCATATGGTACGGATTCATTATTAGAATTATAAAAACCTTTAAGACCTAATTTAGTAAACTCAAAATTAGGGTCCACAATTCTTAAAACAAGATATTGACCATTAGATTGAAGGATATTACTATAACTATAGTCATTACCTACAAGAGTTGCCGATAACCCTAAATTAACTATTTTAATATCCGGTGGTAACGTAGGTGTTGGTGGTTGTGGTTGTGGTGTAGGTGTTGGTGAAGGGTTAGGTGTATGTGTAGGTGTTGGCGTAACATTTACTGCCGGTCTTGAACTTGTAACCTGAGGTTGCGTATTTGTAACATTTCGTTTTGTTGGATTAAATATTTTAAACGATTCTTCAATTTTATCTTTTAAATTTTGTAATTCCGTAGCATTATATGACGTGTAGACATTATCCTCTCGTTTTTCATTTGTATTATTATATAATATCCAAAATTTAGCAATATCATCAGGAGTATCAAGATTTTTAATTAAACCTATTTTAGGTAACCATCTGTCAGCCAACATAGCAACACATTCCGCCATACTGTAATAACCCACATAAGGTCTATCTGATTTATCACTATTTGATGAGGCACAGAAATATTGTTTTTCACTAAACCACTTACGAGAGAATGTTTCACCCCAATATTGGTCTATTGTCGTATTTGAGTAATTGTTATCATATGATATTAATTCATTTCCATTTGCCGATGCAATATATAATGTCGCAAAAATAGTATACTCTAATGCAGCATTCTTAGATGCTGAATACCTTATTGATGTGGCAACATCTGAAAAACTAACACGAGTTTTCTTAGGATTCTCAATTGGTTGGAAAGTACTATACTTACTTTCAGGTGTACATTTAGGTTGATTATTTACCTTAAGTTTTGCATTTCCTTTTTGAGAATCGTAGTTTTGAGCCTTTTCAGATAATACATTCTTTTTTGCAGCGTCTTTAGCATCCTTTTCTTGTTTTACTTTTTGTATAATAGATTTTAACAAAGTTTGTTTAAGAACTTGAATATAATTCTCAATTTTAGGTAACTCAGCCGTTGGTTGTCTTATCCCCTCAATAATTGTTTCAAATTGTCCCGGACTAATGGTATGATTAACCTTTTGAATCATATAAGGCCCACTAAACATCGGTACGTGTCGTAAGTTAAAATACATTGTTGGTTGTATCATAGCGTTACCCATCATAAATATAGTACAACTATAACTTCTATTTTTATATAAGTTATACAATGAAATATTTTGAGTTGCACCTCCGGTACCATTATATAAGTTAGACATTTGAGTCTCAACCGCCAATGATTCCATTGTCGCTAAACCAGGGTTTTGAGCCACCTGAAATGAATGGAACATAGACTGATTTTGAGGACCAATATCTACATTAAACCCAACTACCTTATTTGATTTATCCCAATCTTTTTTACCCATTTGATTTTCAAACAATGGGTTATCACCTTGTCTTGTTAAATCAAACGCGTCATCTCTAAACCTATAATCTACATTATTTTTAATGGCCAATTGTTCACTAGTTTTACCCGCATAAAAACAAACCAACTTTGGTGAAGATTCTCTATAATCAACATTCATAAAATTACCAAATAATGTGTTTGCAAATTCTAAAGTACCCTCCGCTCTTGGTGTTGGGTTTTTAGACACGTCTTGAACATTGTAAAAGTTAACATATGAAGGTAAGTTCATAATCTGAAAATTGTTCTCCGTTAAAATGGTTGCGATAAAAGTATACATAGATGTTTTATCGTTAATTTTTGTTAACCTATCGTTTAAAGTTAAAATATCAACAAAAATTTTTTCCCCAATATTTCTACTCGCTCTATCTAATAATAAAACGTCTTCAAATAATGTTTTAGTTTTAAAATCACCACCGGCAATCCATTTATCGTTCAACGCTTTGAATGTTTCCCAATGTTCAACTTTTGTTTGGTCACCAGCTAATCTACTATTAATAATAGCTTCAGGTGAATTATTAACATTAGGCAATTGATTTCTAAGAACAATCATTAAATTAGTAATTGTATCACTTCTAAACTTATCCATTGACGCTAAATAATTATTCATCAACGCGTAAAATTTGTTTAAGTTTAATGTATTGTCTTTTAATTTTTGAGTCGCATAAATTTTAATAATTGGAGCAAACTGAATCACGTTATCAACAGTAAATGCAATATTCAAATCAATAAAAAAGTCTGTAATATACGAACCACTATTTTTATATTGTAATTCCGGTATATCTGAAAACCCAACATATAATCTTAATGTGTTCCAAACATTTGGTCTTGCGATTTGGGACGCAACTAATGTAGTCTGTGGAGGTAAAGCGTTAGGTGTTGATATTGTATAATTTTTCCAAGTATACGGGTCGGTTATCGGTAAATTAGAAAAGGTATAAAATAATCTTTTATCAAAATTTGACGGGTTACCATATTTAAACACCACATTATAATTCAAGAAACTATTAATCTTATCCGTAAACCCAACTAATTGTTTTTGTTGAGCGTCGTTAACCATATTAGTATTTGTGGTACCATTAATTACCGGAACTTTCATCGACTCTCTAAATAAAAGTTGGAAATTTTTAAAAGATTTATCAGAAGGTAGTGAATTTACATTGTCGTCCTCCGAATTATAATCATAAGCCGATTTTGAAAAATTTAAAAACTCCGTTTCAAATAAATCTAACACGGATTTTTCAAATACTGAAAACATCTCACTAATATCACTATATTCATTTGACTTACCATTTATTGAGAAATTCTCTTGGTCACTATCACCTGAAAACACTTGTTTTAAATATTGTGTAGGGGTTGATTTAGTTATTTTACTATTATCAAAGTAACCATAATTTGGTGCCGTCCAAAGTAATCTAACGGAACCATTATACATTGCTGAATTACCCTTAACCTCATAAACTAATTTAGTGTTTGCTCCAGAACCTGAAAAACATTCATTTAACGTTTGATTAATAAATGACCCCTGAGATGGAAAGATATATGAATATAATTTATCTGACGTATTAACGTGAATAGTCCAAGGAATCACCCTTAAATCTCTTTTTAAACTATTTGGGTCAAAACCTTCAGTTAAATTTATAATCGCCTCAGGAACATAATTCATAGTAACACCAGAATTAAACCCTAATTGTATATCAGTATCAGTATACCCGGAATAAATCTCAAACCCTTGATAAAAAACGTTAAAGTCATTTATCACTTTAGGGTAAAAACCTGTGTTAATTAATGTTGAGGTCTCTAAACCTAATATTGTGTCTTTTTCTAATACAACATCTATTTGAGCACCATCAATTGTTAATGGATAAACTCTTTGAGCTGAATTAGTTACCGGGTCATAATTTTTAACATAACTAAAACCTGACCAAGATTCATTTAAAATATCGTTACCTGTTTCTACATATGTTTTATAACGATGCCAAACAGAACCTATTTTTAATAACCAAGCGTAAGGTATTTTGTGAATCGCACCAAATTTCTTTAATGTCGCAAAAATATAATCTAAATCTTTAACCGAATACGATGACTCATTACCAGTGTACGTTTTATATTTTTCTTTTAACGTTGATAAAGGTAAACTATTGATAAATAAATAAGCCGAAGAAACATAAGGATAATTATCGTAATTTCTGTACTTTTTAACACCTTCTTGAATTGAATTTACAAAATATGGTGTGTTTAACATTGAAACCGTTTGGTCACTACTAACTAATCCACTGTAATTAAAATATCTAAGATTACCTTCTGTTGGTAATTGTTTTTCGTTAGTTCTTTCTGAATAGAACGTTTTTAAATTATTTTCATAACCAATTGGTGACACAACATTTTTAGTCGCAAAATTTGTAAAAGGTTTAATACTATTAACACCGGTATCACCTAAGAAATTACTAATTACTTTAGAAGATGTATCATAGGTTATAACATTTTTGGTACTAAACGATGTCGGAGCATCTGAGATTGAATCACCGTTTGCCAAATGTGATTTATCCCAACTTAATCTTGTAAATGGGTATATATCTAATAAATCAAAATTATTAGTGTTATCACTACCTTTAACATATTCAACCAATTTATCTTCATTTTTCAATGATGATATTGGATTACCTGCAGGAGATGTAACAATACTTTCATTTATAAATTGAAAACTTGAGTTATTAACCGAATTTTTTATATACCCCGTATTAAAGATACCTCGTATAAAATTTTGCCAACTTTCTCCATTACCATCATTTGACATATGTCTTAAAACAATATCAAAATTCTGTCCATTAAACCCAAATTGTTTTAATTTTTGTATTATAAACGGGTTTTGATTTGTTAAACTATTGATGATATTCAAACTTTCAGTTTCTGAAATAACATCTGTTAAAATACCCGCATCATAAGTAGACGCAGTACCTCTAAATAATCTAGAATAGTTTGAGGTCAAATATAATCTTTCAAAAATTTCATAAAAGAATTTAACTTCTTCTTTGTTATTATAAACAACATTACTAACAGGGAACTCAATGGCGTTAACAGACACTCTTTGAATATTAACCAATTCATTAAATGTTTTATTAGGGTTTTCATCTTCCTTTTCTTTTAATGTAAATCCTTTAATAAATTCCTCAACAAATTCTACTTCAGGCCAAACATCATAAAGGTACCCTTTTGTTTTACTCAATACCGTATAATCTCCCGGATATTTTATTTCATATTTTCCGTGACCATCTTCACCACTTGTTGCAACAATAAATTGAGGCCAAGGATAAACAGGGTCTGTCTCATTTTCTCTTGGTTCTTGACTAGCACTTTTAGTTGTGTTATCAAAAATAGCGTCTTTTCTAATTACAGAATCTCTTTTGTCCCACGCCTTTGTATGAATATCATCCATTAACCTTAAAAAGGCTTCACCATTAGCAAAAATTACCGCAAGAACATTTCTAATATTAGGAACAAAACCAATACCGTTATTACCCTTATCTAATAAAAGTTTAGATAACGCATTTGTTAAATCATCTTGAATTTTTTGTCTAAAAGAATCTAATGATTTATACATTTCATCAGTTAAACCAATAAATGTTTTTGGTCCACCTTGAAAAATAAAATAATTAAACACTTGTTGTTTCTTACCGTCTTTCTGAACAATATCCAAACTATTAAAAATACCTTGATTAATTAATTCCTTTTCAAAAGCCTTTATTTCCTCTTCACTAGCTTGTGATATTTTTTTTCTTTGTCTATAACTTTCCCCATAATCAATGTCCCCTTGACTTAATTTATATTTAAAAGTGTCTAAAGTTATGTTAATAGGTATTCTCGGCTTGTCTGTTTTATTATCAATCTTATATGAACCATCTTTACCAACGGTCTTATTTTTATTTAACTCATCATTAAATTTTTTAATAATACCTTCTAACTCACTTGGTGCATTGTTTCTAGCGTTTGGTTTATCTTTATATTCTTTTTTAAATGTGTAAACCTTTGTACCATCTTTCAAAACAAAAAAGTCTTCGGTATCCATATATTTGTTATACCAAGAAGGGTCAGTTGAATCTTGAGTATAATACACTCTCTTAGTATACTCATTTAAAGTTGATGAATATGTGTCAACATCTGTTAACGGGTCCATATTTTGTTTAGTAAATTTATCTAAAATATCTTTAACAAAAACATCTAATTTATCCTTTAATTGAGCAACGGTAATCTCAGGAAAGTCATCAGGTATTAAACCTTTAGATTTATACTCACTATACATTTCTTTAACTTTTTGATACCCTAATTCAACAGCAACATTATCTTGAGTTTGAAAATTTGCAGGACCACCTTTAACAGGTTGTATTTTAACTCTTGAAGTGTACA